TTGTCCTTCTGTCTTTGGCAGACTGGGCAAACGATGAAGGTTTGTGCTGGCCTTCGATTGATAGACTTGCGATTAAGACCAGTATGGCTGGCAGATCGGTTCAACGCATCATTCGTGATTTGGAATCTATGGGCTTTGTCAAGCGCGAGGAGGTGCTTGGTAAAGGCAATAGGTATTGGATTCACATACCCCTGACACAGTGTCACCCCTGTCCCAGTGTCACCCCACCCCTGACAGAGAGTCACCCCACCCCTGACACAGTGTCACCCAATACATCAAAGATACATCAATTAACCACCAAGTATATAAGACGGGAGCTTCCAGATTGCATTCCTGCTGATGCCTGGAACGGTTGGGTAGAGATGCGGAAGCAGCGCAAGAAGCCTTTAACGGATCGCGCATACAATCAGGCTATCGACAAGCTCGTAGCATTTATGGCTAAAGGCCAAAACATAACAGAGGTTCTAGATCGCAGCACAATGAATGGCTGGACAGACCTTTACGAAATTAAGGAGCCAAGAAATGCAGGAAATAGCAAACACGCAGCAGAACCAACCAATTCAATGGTCAGAGCAGTCATTGCCAGCCAAGCTCGACGAGCTGCTGATGGGGAGCGACCTTCCGACGATTGGGCCTAAGTCTGCGGAAACCCTTCAGCAGTTTGTGGACGCACCAAGGCCACCAATGCCTGATCGCGAACAGGTCGAGGTTATGATTGCCAAGCTTTCACTAGCCACAGCCAGCCAGAAGCGCAGTGTGGAGGAAGAAGCGGAGCGGTTAGAACTGTATTGGCTGACACTGCGAATCTATCCATTGGTCGATTTACGCAGCGCGTTTCTAAAGCTGCTGCGGACTTGCAAGTTCATGCCAACGCCAGCGGAGATAGATTCGGTGGTTCAAGATGAAGGCTATGATCGCAGACGCAAGATCAATCGCGCCAAGCATCTTTTGATGATTCACTACCGCGATTACGCGCCGCCTCAGGAATACGTTACGGCAGAGGAGCTTGCAGAGTTACGGAGAAACTTACAAATTGGTCAAGACTAGCACCAGCGCAGCCACAAGCCTAATGTGCGACCTGGCTAAATATGACCTTGGAAGCATATCTATGGATGATATACGAAAGAACTGGGCCAAAGGTAAGTATGATGGAGCGCCAAAGGGATGGGCTATTGCCGCGATCGAACACGCAAAACGGCAAAAATGATACTTTATTGAATAATGCGCTTTACATATAAAATCACCAAGATTATGAGGGTGCATCAGCAAGGGAATATTTCCCGCCAAGAAGGAGACTGATTATGATTATATTTCCTGGAGACTATGTAAAAGTAAAAGCGGACGGTGCTTGGCATTTAGTCAAAGACACTGATGGCAATATGCTTTTGCGTCTAGACAATGGCTTTCTTACTTATGCCAGCGAAAGCTGCCTTGATGAGTGTTTATCCGCTGATGAATACGATGATCTTGTCAACTTTACCAATATGCGAATTGAAGCTGATGAATATAATAAACGGGCTGATGCTAGGCGTCAGGCATGGGTTGATAAGGAGTTTGCATCATGAGCATCACTCTGCATCAATTTGAACGCATTGATACCCTGCTATCTAAGCAGCTTCGTGCTGGCCCATTTGAAGAATGCGCTGATCCGCACGAATACATCCGCAACAGCAACCGCCTGTTTGATGCTTGCATTGACGCAATGGGCTTTGTCTACATGGATCAGTTTTCAAGCGCAGAACATTGTGCTGCCGCGATCGTCACAGAGGCATTGCTATACCATGATTTTGTCGATGCCGACTAAGCCATTAACACAGTAAGTAGGGAGGATTAAATGAACCAATATGAAATCGCAATCATTGCGCTGCTGGCACTGGAAGCCACAACGCTACTTATCCTATGGCAAACGCACGTTGACCGCACTTGGTGGCGGAATGCATGGATAAAGGACACAACGGAATTGTTACTCTTGAAACGCAACGCTTCACTGCGCGATTCAAACACGGGCCGCTTTATTAAAAAGGACAAAATCTAATGCTATACGGAACTTCCATTAAGGAACATTCATGACGCCAAGGGAAAAGAATTTAGCAGAGATTGATGCCATTGCAGAATTATACGGTTACACACTTGAAGACATTCTAGGCAGAAGCAAACTGAAGCCATTGGTAGAAGTAAGGCGCAAATGCGTTGTGTGGATGAGAGGCAAGGGCTATTCAACCACAGAGATTGGAAGAATTATGAACCGCGATCACAGCACCATTGTTCACTCATTGCAGAAGATGGCAGCGATAGCAGAAATGGAAGAAGCATGACGCCAGCAAAGCTTAAACTAGCTAGAGCCTACATGGGCTACAGCGTAAACGAGATGGCGGACGCTCTCCGCCTATCTCCTGACAATGGCGGCACAACCATTCGCAAGATGGAAGCTGGCAAGGTTCGCATCACTGGGCCTATAATGGTTGCAGTCGATGCGATGCTAAAGGGATATGATCCGTTTGATTATGAGGAGGACGAAGATGGAGAATATTAACTCGCAGCAAGTAGGCGGAGACCATTACGCATCTAAGAGCGTTCAGCCTTGGCAAGCAATGGAGTCCTGGATGTCGCCGGAAGCTTTTTCAGGTTATTTGCAGGGTAATTGCATAAAGTATTTATCCCGCTATCGTGAAAAGAATGGTATTGAAGATTTGAAGAAGGCGCAGCATTATCTTGCCAAACTCTGCGAACACGAAAGCGAGAGAAATGATTGACGTTGTAACAAAGTTCTCTTGCTATTGCGGCTTTCAATGCGAAGGCAAAGGCGATGCACCTGATTGCAATAGGTGCGGAGACAAGATGCACTCTTGGGGAACAAGGGAAGTCACAACGAAATCATTTACCTTGGCTGGCGAAAGTGCCGACAAACGCAATAATAACGGAGGCTATTGATGAGCGTTAAAATCGAACAAAGCAGCATTGCAAAGTTGATTCCATATGCATCGAATAGCAGAACGCATAGCGACGCACAGGTAGCGCAGATCGCAGCCAGCATAAAAGAGTTTGGCTGGACGAATCCAATCTTAGTGTCAGGCGACAACAGCATCATCGCTGGGCACGGACGTTTGCTGGCAGCAAGAAAGCTTGGCATGGAAGAAGTGCCAGTGATTGTTCTGGATCACCTGAGCAAGTCACAGCAACGCGCCCTAGTGATAGCAGACAACCAGCTTGCCCTAAACGCAGGGTGGGACATGGATATGCTGAAGGCAGAGATTGAAGACCTAAGCCTGGAGGACTTCAACCTAGAGCTGTTGGGATTTGATGATGATTTTCTCGATGGATTGCTGGAGACAGTGCCGTCCGTTAAATTGGTGGATGAAGACACTGTTCCTGAGATGCCTAAAACAGCAAAGACCATTGTGGGTGATGTCTGGATATTGGGAAATCACAGGTTGATGTGTGGAGATTGCAAATCCTTCAACGATGTCGCAAAGGTTCTTGATGGGAAAATGATTAACCTAGTGGTTACATCTCCTCCGTATGCGTCACAGCGGGAATATGATAAAGAATCATCCTTCAAACCCATTCACGTTGATGAGTATGTGGATTGGTATGAAGACATTGCAACAAACATTTATGCAAACCTAGAAAACGATGGTTCGTATTTCTGCAACATCAAGCCTAATGCTGAAGGCATAAAACGCGAGCTATATGTATTTGACTTAGTGTTGGCCCATGCGCGTAAATGGCAATGGAATTATGCAGATGAGTTCTGCTGGGAGAGAGCTGGAATACCTCAACAGGTTGCAAGAAGGTTCAAGAACCAATTTGAGCCAATCTATCATTTTACCAAGGGTGAATGGAAGTTCAATCCGGACGCAGTGAAGCATGAATCAAAGGCTGTTCCTAAAGCAAAGGGGAAGGGCGCTGGCAACACCAATGCAGCGCAACGCCAAGGCCATGTGTCTGCCGTTGATGGTAATGCGGTTTCAGCAGGAATGGCTTATCCTGGTAACAGACTGCCGACCTTTCAATCTGAGGCATTAGGGCATCCAGCTGCTTATCCGGTAGGTCTTCCAGAGTTCTTTATAAAAGCGTATACTGATCCTGATGATGTCGTTTTCGATCCGTTCATGGGGAGTGGTTCAACTCTGATGGCAGCGGAGAAGAATGGAAGAAACGCATATGGCTTGGAATTAAGCCCATTGTATGTGGATTTAATCATTAATCGTTGGCAGCAATTTACAGGCAGGGAAGCCATCAACGCAGAGACAGGTGAGACATTCAATGACTCAAAATAAGTTGACTGCAAAACAAGAATTGTTCGCTCAATGCATTGCTGATGGCATGGGGCAAGCAGATGCTTATCGAACTGCTTATGACGCTAAGACTGGATCTGATGCCAGCATTTATGTGCAAGCATCCAACCTGATGAAAAACCCTAAGGTTGCTATAAGGGTTGACGAATTAAAATCACAGGTGGTCGAAAAGCAATTATGGACACGCGAAATGTCTGTCAAAGGGTTGATACAAGCGTATCGTATTGCCCAGGATGCAAAGACATCAACAGGCATGACAGCAGCCGTTAAAGAGCTAAACGTAATGCATGGGTTTAACGAGCCGACTAAGCTTAGTATCACTGGCAGCATGATCCAGCGCATTCAGCGTGAAGTGATCGATGACAACGCTGAAGATTAAAACCCCGCGATGGTTTAAGCCATTCCTAAAGCCCAGCCGCTATAAAGGCGCACATGGTGGGCGTGGTTCAGGTAAGAGCCATGCCTTTGCGGAAATGGTTATAGAAGCTCATGTAATGGATCAGCGGCGCAGAACAGTATGCGTCCGCGAGATTCAGAAGTCATTAGCGCAATCCGTGAAGCGTTTGCTGGAGCTAAAGATCGAACAGCTTGGCGTTCAGGATTACTTTGAGATTCAAGAAACCCAGATTAAATCACGGCATGGCGATGGGCTAATCATCTTCCAGGGGATGCAGAACCACACAGCGGATTCCATTAAGTCGCTGGAAGGTTACGACTGCGCTTGGGTTGAGGAATCGCAGACGCTATCGCAACGCTCACTCGATCTATTGCGTCCGACAATCCGTAAGCCAGACAGTGAGCTATGGTTCACATGGAACCCGCTGAACAGCACCGACCCGATTGATATGCTGCTGCGTGGTGAGAATCCGCCACCTGACGCTATCGTTGCACAGGTAAACTATCGAGACAACCCTTGGTTCCCTGATGTGCTTAAAGCGGAGATGGAATACGATCGAGAGCGTGACCCTGACAAATACAAGCACGTTTGGCTGGGAAGCTACGCATCGAACAGCGAAGCCCGTGTATTCCGCAACTGGAAGATTGAGGACTTCGAAACACCGGATGACGCAACGCACCGCTTCGGCGCTGACTGGGGCTTTGCATCTGACCCGACTGTTCTAATCCGCTGTCATGTTATTGGCAGAACAATCTATGTCGATCACGAAGCCTATCGCGTTGGCTGCGAGATTATGGACACGCCTGACCTGTTCTTCACTGTGCCGGAGTCTGAGAAGTGGCCCATCGTTGCTGATAGCGCCAGACCTGAAACCATCAGCCATATGCGTAAACATGGCTTCCCAAAGATCATGGCGGCAGTCAAAGGGCCTAAGTCTGTAGAGGAAGGCGTCGAGTGGTTGAAGTCATATGACATCGTTGTCCACCCTCGCTGCCAGCACACGATCGACGAATTAACGTGCTACAGTTATAAAACTGACCCCTTGACAGGACAAATCTTGCCAATACTTGCGGATCGTGATAATCACCTTATAGACGCACTACGTTATGCGTGTGAGGCCATCCGTCGAGCAGTCGTTCCAAAGACTTTCGATGTGCAACCTTTAGCAACTGTGAGTAGGTGGTAAATGGCTCGACTGAATAGAGAACAAAGGTTTGCGAACATCCATCAACAGGCGATGGTAGAGTTCGACCGCGTTCAATCGTCGGTGCGTGATGAGCGCCTACAATGCCTTCAAGACAGACGTTTCTATTCCATCGCTGGCGCACAGTGGGAAGGCCCACTTGGTGACCAATACGAAAACAAGCCGCGCTTCGAGGTAAACAAGATTCACCTTAGCGTCATTCGTATCATCAACGAATATCGTAATAACCGCATCGCTGTAGACTTTGTAAGCAAAGACGGCGAAGCAAACGACAAGCTGACCGAAGTCTGCAATGGTCTCTATCGTGCAGACGAACGGGACAGCGGCGCAGAAGAAGCATACGACAACGCTTTTGAAGAAGCAGTAGGCGGTGGCTATGGCGCATGGCGTTTACGCACTGCGTATGAAGATGAAGAAAACGACGAGGACGAGCGCCAGCGCATCCGCATAGAACCAATCTATGACGCTGATAGCTCCGTGTTCTTTGATCTTGATGCAAAGCGCCAGGACAAAGCCGACGCTAAGTATTGCTTCGTTCTATATTCCATGACCTATGACGCTTACAAAGCTGAATGGAATGATGACCCATCGTCATGGCCTAAAGAGATTCACCAGTATGAATTTGATTGGGATACGCCTGACGTTGTGTTCGTCGCTGAATACTATCGCGTTGAAGAAGTGCGTGAGACTGTAAGGATATTCCTGACAATCCAAGGTGAAGAAGAACGCTACACGCAAGCAGACTTCGACGCAGACGAAACGCTAGAGGAAACGCTTGCTGCTATTGGCACTGTAGAGGTACGCCAGAAGCGTACTAAGCGTAAGCGCGTCCGCAAGTATATCATGAGCGGCGGCGGCATCCTGGACGATATGGGTTACATTGCTGGCAAGAACATTCCTATCGTTCCTGTCTATGGCAAGCGTTGGTTCGTTGATAACGTTGAGCGTTGCATGGGCCATGTGCGTTTAGCCAAAGACCCGCAGCGCCTCAAGAATATGCAGCTATCGAAGCTGGGTGAGATCAGTGCGCTTTCGTCGATTGAAAAGCCTATCTTGGTTCCAGAGCAAGTCTCAGGCCATCAGGTCATGTGGGCAGAGGACAACCTACGGAACTATCCTTATCTGTTGGTCAACCCAATCACAGGGCCAAACGGCGAGACTCAAGCGTCTGGCCCAGTTGCCTACACTAAGTCAGCGCAGATTCCGCCAGCGATGGCAGCACTGCTTCAAATCACCGAATCCGACATGGCTGAGATACTGGGTAACAACCAGCAAGCCGACAAGATGGTCAGCGGCATCAGCGGAAAGGCTGTTGAGCTTATCCAGACCCGCTTGGATATGCAGACGTTTATCTACATGAGCAACATGGCGAAGGCTGTGCGGCGCTGTGGTGAAATCTGGTTGTCAATGTCGAAAGACATCTACGTTGAAGAAAAGCGCAAGATGAAGACTATTGGCGCTATGGAAGAAGTTGGTTCGATTGAACTGATGAAGCCACAGATCGACGAAGAAACAGGCGAACTGATTTACGAAAACAACCTGGGCGATGCCTTGTTTGACGTTGCAGTAGACGTTGGCCCATCGTCGAGCAGTCGCCGTGACGCTACAGTCCGTGCGCTTACAGGCATGATGCAAGTTACCACCGACCCGACAACCCAACAGGTTCTGCAAGCTATGGCTATCATGAACATGGAAGGCGAAGGCATTGGCGACATCAAGGAATACTTCCGCAAGCAGCTAGTCCAGATGGGCGTATTGCAGCCAACGGAAGAAGAACAACAGCAGATGATGGAAGCACAAGCAAACGTGCAGCCTGATCCGCAATCCGCTTACTTGCTTGCCGAAGCCGCTAAGTCACAGGCTCAGGCTATTCAAGCACAAGCTAACACTGAATATACCTTGGCACGATCGGAAGAAACCCGTGCTAAGACAGCAGAGACTATCTCAAACATCGACATTGACCAGCGCAAGTCGGCTATTGAGACTGCTGAAAAGATTGGGGAAGCATTGCGACTCAGTACGAATGTGGTTCCACCCTCCACACAATTTGGGTGAGTTAATGGGGTTAAAACATGAAAACGGCAGAACTGGATAACGACAACATCGAAACAATCGACATCGACACAGACATCAATGACCAAGCAGAAGATGAGACCAATTCCATCGACCTGGATGATGATGAGGAAGAAGATGACGAAGATGAAGTCGTAATATCTATCGGAGAGGAATCGCCACCTCAAGATGAAGAAGTTCGTGCGCCTGCTTGGGTGCGTGAATTGCGT